GGGGGGCACAGGCTCTGCAAACGATTATATTGATATCACCGGCGTCCAACTAGAAGTCGGCTCGGTCGCCACACCGTATGAGCGGCAGATTTACTCCGATCAGTTGGCGCAGTGTCAGAGGTATCTACCGGCGATAGCTACGCAGGCAAGTAATTCTGGTGATGTTGGGATTGGTTTGACAACTGGCTCAAGCGGCGGCGCTTTATTTGCGCAATTTATGGTTCAAGCTAGAGTTGCACCTACTGGTGTCACAGTTAATAATGTTGGTTCTTTTAGTTTAACAACAAATGCCGCCGTATCAACAGTAACGTCTATTGCTTTTTCTAATGGCGGATTAACTGGTTCCAGACTTACAGCTGCCGGAACTGGAGCACCTTATGTAGTAAATTCTCCTATACTTTTGTTCGGAAATGGTAGCGCCACAGTTGGCAGTATTTTATTTACAGGATGCGAATTATGAGCGATCCAGTTTGGCAATACGCTAATGCAGATAACACTATTGTTTGGCGTGAGTGGCCTGATGGACGTCAGGAAAGCTGCCTTGTTGAAGCAATTCAAGATTGGATCGACGCAGGCAACGCGCCTAACCCTTACGTCCCGCCACCAGAACCAGCGCCACTAACGCCACAAGAGAAACTCGCGGCGGCGGGGTTGAGCGTGGATGATTTGAAGGCACTTTTAGGTATCAAATAAACCACCGGCATTCTCAGAAGGGGGAGAAAATGCCATACAGCTCGGAGAGCGGAAAAGCTTACATCCGCAATATAGTCGGTCGCGTTAAGCATGATCGTATGCTCGACATTGGCTGCGGCAGCGGCACATACGCCAAGATGTTCCCTGACGCGCATTGGACAGGCATTGAAGTCTGGGAGCCATACGTCGAAGAATTTAAGCTAAATGATCTGTATCAACAGCTGATACTTTCAGACGTCTGCGATGTAAAACTCAAAGAGCTCGGCCACTTCGATGTCGCAATACTTGGTGACGTCGTTGAGCATATGGAAAAAGAAACAGCCCGGAATCTTTTGGCTTTTGTAAAAACTATTGCCGACACCGTCATCGTCAGCATTCCAATCGGCCACTATCCGCAGGACGAATACAACGGCAATCCATATGAGAAGCACGTCACAGACAATTGGACGCATGAAGATTTTTTGAGAACATTTGGGTATCCGACGTGTAGTTCTATAGAAAATGAAATCGGTGTTTTTGTATGGCTTACAAATGAAGGTTTGACATCTTTAAAAACACGAGTATCATTAGATAATGATGAACAAACACATAACAATAGATCAGGCTCTATCCTTGTTTAATTATGACCCTCAAACTGGCTGCATATATTGGAAAGCTTTAGGCAAAGGGCGCATTAAAAAAAGAGAAGCTGGAACGCAAGAAAAGAGCGGGTATCGAGGAATTTTAATTTACGGGAAAAGAATAAGATCTCATATTTTGGCTTGGGCTTTATACCATAAAAAATGGCCCAAAGATCAAATTGACCACATTAACGGAGTTAAAACAGATAACAGAATAGAAAATTTGCGCGAAGCAACAAATTCTCAAAATGGTAAAAATTTACCCATTAAGTCAAATAACAATTCTGGCTGTCCCGGAGTTTGTTTTGATAAAACAAATAAAAAATGGAGAGCCACGATTAAAGTAGATCATAAGCAAATAAGTTTGGGAAGATTTGAGGATTTTGAAAAAGCAGTAAGTGCAAGGAAAAATGCAGAAATTAAATATTATGGGGAATGGAGACATTACAAATGAAAATAGCAATAGCTTCAATAAGTAAAAACGAAGAGCAATTTGTTAAAAGATTTTGCGACAGTGCAAGAGATGCCGATGCCATATACATTGCAGATACTGGAAGCACCGACAACACCGTAGAAGTTGCCAAGGAATGTGGCGCAATAGTAAATGAAATATGCATCAGCCCTTGGCGATTTGATCACGCCAGAAACGCTAGTTTAGCTCTTGTCCCAAAGGATATAGATATTGTCATATCCCTTGATCTTGACGAGGTAATGGAACCGGGGTGGCGCGAAGAAATAGAGCGTGTATGGATACCCGGAGAAACCACTCGACTAAGATATATGTTTGATTGGGGTTGCGGCGTTAAATTTCAGTATGAAAAAATATTTGCAAAACACGGTTATTATTTTTGGCATCCTTGTCATGAGTATCCTCGTCCAGACGCCCGTATCAACGAGATCTACGCATACACTGACAAGCTGCTTGTCAGCCACCACCCAGACCCAACAAAGAGCCGTGGTCAGTATCTGGACCTGCTGGCGCTGTCGGTCAAAGAAGACCCTGTGTGCCCGCGCAACGCCTTCTACTATGCCCGTGAACTATCATTCTATTCACGCTGGGATGAATCAATTGTAGAGCTTCAACGATATCTGGCACTCCCCGGCGCTACGTGGATCAATGAACGGTCATACGCAATGCGCACACTGGCAAAATGCTATGAAGGGAAAGGCGACCCCGCTGAGGCTGAGGCTTGGTGGCTAAGGTCGGCGGCTGAGAGCCCTAATACCCGCGAGCCTTGGTGTGGGCTGTCAAATCTCTACTATATGCAGGCAAGATGGCAGGAATGTTATGGTGCTGCAATGCGTGCGCTATCTATAAAAGATAGAGAATTTGTGTATACTGTAGACCCTGCAGTTTGGGGTGCCCATCCCCACGACCTTGCCGCCATTGCGGCGTGGAACTTGGGTATGAAGGAAATTGCAGCTGAACAAGGGCGCTTGGCATTGGAATTAGAGCCTGAAGATGATAGACTAAAAGACAATCTATCTTGGTATTTAGGCGAAAAAGGGCAGGAAAATGGAACCCCAAACGATCATTAACCTCGTCGCAGGTTCAGTTTTAATGGTTGTAGGCTGGTTAGCCAGAGAATTATGGGTTGCAGTTAAAGAATTAAGGGCCGACCTTCACCGCATAGAGATAGAAATGCCGACAAATTACATTAGGCGGGACGAGTTTTCGGAAGGCATGAAAGAGATAAAAGAGATGCTGCGGCAGATCTTCGATAAAATGGACGGAAAAGCAGACAAACCTTGGGGGGGCAAATGACTTGGCCATTACAATCACAGTGCGATAGCTACTACGGCAACCCTCGCGGGCGCAACGGCAATGCCTCTGCGCAATGGGAAAAGGCGAACCTAACGCGCATATCTCCTCCGTTTAAAATGTATTTTGCCGGCAAGCCCGTCACGTCAATTTCTATCAATAAGAAATGCGCCGACAGTCTGTCTCGCGTATTTGATGCCATTTGGGCGGCAGCAGGAAAAGACCAAAAGACAATCGACAATTGGGGCGTTTCTGTCTTTTCTGGGTCATACAACTATCGTGTTATGCGTGGGGGCGCTGTATTGAGTATGCACGCCTATGGCTGTGCAATTGATCTAGATGCTCCCAGAAACTTCTTTCACGACCAAGACCCCCACTTTGCCCACGTCCCACAAGTCGTAAAAGCCTTCAAGGATGAGGGCTGGGTTTGGGGTGGAGATTGGTCGGGGCGAAGTAAGGACGGAATGCATTTCAAGCAGCCCGTGTAGGTTAGTCCTACAGCTACACGGGCCAAAGGTAGGAAAGTCAATACCAACGGGCAGTAAGCCCGTTGCGTATCCTTAAAACTCTTGTGATGCTTACGTTGTATTTTTCTGCAACTTGTTTCAGTGATCCTTCTTCTTTTTTTATAGAATTAAATTCTTTCTCAGATATTTTTCTTCCGACCCTTGAGTGTTTATTTTTTCCTAATTCTCTTGAATTGTGAATTTGATTTGTTCTTCTATCGCACCATTCTAGATTATCGACATTATTATTATGCTTATTCCCATCCTTATGATTTACTTCTGGAAGTTTATTAGGATTAGGGATAAAATGTGTTGCCACAAGAATGTGGACATAAAAGTTTATTTTGTTTAGTCTAAGTTGCAAATAGCCTCCGGAATGAGGCTGAGGCGATCTCATGCTTGGCGGAGCGTATCTTTTGGTTTTTCCAAATTTTCTCCATCCACCAATAAATATGACTTCGCCAGAAGTAGATACTTCATATGAAGGATGATCAGATATTTCTTTCCAGATTGTCATGCGGAGCTCCTATTGCTGCAATGCATACCATCTGTAGTTAAGAATATCAATAACTAAGAGGAGAGAATGATGGGTAATCTTATTCAAACATACTTTGTAGCAAACTGGAAAACGACGGCCTCCGGCCTTTTGCTGGGCCTTCTCGTTGTTCTGCATTACTTTGGCATCAACATCCCCGGCGTTGTTATTCCGTCAGACGTTGGCTCTCAGATTGCTATGGTCCTTGCGGCTATCGGCCTTATCTCGGCTAAAGACGCTTCAACAGTTGGCGTTCCGGGTAAATGAATGCCGCGTTAATATCCGCAATCGTAAGTCTCCTTGGCGGCTTCATGTCTGCGGTTGTTAACTTTTTTAACTGGCTGCACGAGCAACAGCTTGTGCAGTCGGGAATAGCTCAAGCACAATTACAGAGCCTGAAAGATCAAGCTCATGAAGCACAAATTGCCATTGCCGCTCGTGAGGCTGTTCGCTCTGATGTTGCCTCTAAGCCTGACAGCGTGCCAGTCAACGACCCTTTCATCCGAGACTAGCCACGTTTCTTTCTGCGAGGCGGCTCGTGCTATATACTATTCGAGGCACGACACGGCCCCCACTAGGGCCCAGATACGCGAGCACAATGCGGTAGGCGTGGCTCTAAAGTGTGGGTGGATTAAGAAATGACGACAGGCCTTAGTTACGACGGAACAGTATCTGGGACGACAAGCTATCTCACACAGATATCTACGATGGCTGTTGTTGACGTAACGGACCCTAATTTTATTAATATTCTTCCACAAATGATTACATTTGCTGAAAACAGGATCTACCGCGACGTAGACTTTCTTTTCACATCTATTGCAACAACGGCATATTCTTTAACTGTTGGAACTCGTGACATTATTGTCCCTGCCGGGACATTTGTTGTTCCTGAGCAAATTAACGTATTGACGCCGGTTGGCGTGACAAATCCAGATGCTGCAACCAGAAACCCACTCCTACCAACAACCAAGGAGTTTCTGGATGCGGTTTACGGTAGCTATCTTTACCCCGGTCTTCCTAAATATTTTTGTCCATTTGACGATTATCACTTCATAGTTGGACCATATCCAGATCAAAGTTATACAGTTGAGATTATTGGCACATATCGCCCAGACAGCATGTCTGCGACCAACCTTACGACCTTTATCAGTCTTTACCTGCCAGATTTATTTATTATGGCAAGCATGATCTACATTGCTGCATATCAGCGTAACTTCTCGAGCGCGATGGGCAATGATCCACAAATGCCTGTGACCTATGAGACACAGTATCAAGCGTTATTGAAATCCGCTCTTAGTGAAGAGGAACGTAAAAAATTTCAGGCCGCTGCGTGGTCTTCACAAGGACCGGCTCCAATTGCTACACCAACTCGCGGTTAATATTATGCAAGATAAAAAATGCCGATTGTGTGAAGAAATTAAACCTATTGAAGGGTTTTCTAAAAAAACGTCTTCAAAAGATGGTCATATGAATATTTGTAAATTATGTGATTCAAAAAAATCTAGTAAATGGCATTTTGAAAATCCAGAAAAGTCTAAAATACGCGGAGCAAGATATAGAAGTAATAACAAAGAATATATTTTACAAAGAGATCGAGACAAATATTATAGCGATAAAGAAATTATTTTAAAGAAAAGAAAAGAATATTATGAAAACAATAAATATTTTGTAATTAAAAAAGTTTTAAATTATCAAAAAGAAAATAGGGAAGTTAACCGACGTGCACAAAGGAAACATTATACAAATAATAAAATTCAGTATATGTCTCGTTCAGCATACCGCCGAGCATCAAAGCTTCAGGCCACACCTATATGGTTAAATGAAATACATAAAATGCAAATTCAATGGTTTTATTCAGCATCTAAAATGATGACAGAGACTTCTGGCGTTAAGCATCACGTTGACCATATCCATCCACTACAAGGCGATGGTTTTTCAGGTCTTCATGTTCCTTGGAATTTGCGCGTGATTAAAGCTGAAGAAAACATTTCCAAAAACAACAAGCTCCCACAAGAGCTAAAAAACTTAGCGTGGGAGATTGAATATGCCGCATAGCACGCTCAAGCTTCAGCCGGGGGTCGATCAGAATAGAACGCTTGCCCTTAACGAGGCGGCGATATCAAACACGCAGCTCGTTCGTTTCATACCAGACAAGCAAGGTCTTGGGCTTGTTCAAAAGCTTGGCGGTTGGGTAAAGTATTTTAATTCAAGTATTACAACTATTGTTAGAGCTATGTGGGCGTGGGAAGATACTAACGCCATAACATATTTAGCTCTTGGATGTGAAGGCAACGCCATAAACGGCAATGGCCTTTCAGTGATATATAACGGCTCTAAACAAGTAATTACACCACAATTCAGCGCGCTCACTGCAGGAATTGCGACAACTGCAGCGAGTTCCAATACGCCTTTTTATTATTCTATTGTTTCACCCAATGGCGCAATTACTTCAGGAACCACTGCAACGGTTACATTTACTGGATACCATTATTTCAAAGTAGGTGATTATATTTACATATCTGGCAACTCTGTAACTAATTATAATGGCACGCAAATTGTAACCGGAGTAACATACAATACAGTATCCTTTACTATTGCTTCTGGAACTGCAAATGGCTCTGGAGGAACAATAACATATGCATCAGGCATACAAACTAATGCCGGTTCTGCAGATGTTTATGTTACTATTCCAAATTCAAATTTAAATAATTATAGTTCTGTCTATTTTAAAACACCGATGAGCGTTGGTGGTATTGTTATATTTGGGCTTTATCAGGCAACATATGTAAGTATTAATCAATTTAAAATAACCGTTACAGATGTCCTTGGAAATTTAAAACCTGCTACGTCAACAGTTTCAACTACGCCGGGATTGGGAGCAATGCCGGTGTTTTATTTTACAAATACTCAAGCATTAGTTTATGTGTATTTACCAAATCACGGATATCAGGTTGGGGATACTTTTTCTATTATTGATCCTATTCAATCTGGAACTGTTTATCTTTCTGGAAATTATACGGTTCTTGGATTAGGTAGCGATCAAGCTGGAACTAATTCAACTAATTATTTTAGTATTGGAGCCAACAGCACAGCTACACAGGTTAGTCCATCATCATTTACTGGAGATGGAACATATGCATCTGTTACGTTTCAATTAGGATATGGCGTAAATATTGGGG